AACCGAGACTCGACGCTACCTTTGGATCTATTCCAAATATCGGACAGCTTATCGGCGGATCAAGATTATTTCCAGAACTACCGAGCCGTTTCGCGGTCTCAGGAAATAATATCGACCTGTTTACAAATATCTGGATGTCTCCTGACGGGGATAACCTGTTCGGCGGAGTAGGCGCTAGACCGCTTATGATACCGACAGCGATCGACCAGTACGGCTGTCTGAATACAGTACAGGCGTAAACATAAACCATTAGAAACCTAACGCGTGCGCCCTCGCGGGCGCGCGCATTAATAGGGCGGAGAGTAGTACTATGGCAAGTAATATTGAACTGATTGAAAAAATTAAGGCGATCAACCCAGACGCGGACACCGACGAATTAAAAAACGTCGAATTAGTCGCTATGCTTAAACTCCTGACACCCGCACCTCCTGAGACACCCCCAGCACCTCCTAAGGCTAAGGGCTATGTGATTGCTAAGGGTAAGGCGATAACCTCACTCAGAGGTATATTGTCGATCGAGGACGGCGTGGTATCCGCTAAGGACTTCAACGGCGGGGACGAAACTTTCCAGCGTTTAATTAAAAACGGAGCAGTTGTAAAGGGATAACAGTATGGGATTGAGGGCGCTTGCAGAACAGGATCTCGGTAAGATACTCGAAGATGATACGACAGGGTTCGGCTGGGCGATTAAGCTCACGACCCCCGACGATACCGTCGCGACTCTTACTGGGTTCTCTAATGATATCTCGCAAGTAATCGACCCCGATACTGGTCTCCTTATCAGCGCCCGACACGCGACGATCGCTTTACGGATATCAAGTATCAACGCGTCGCTTATAGGCGACGGGATACCCGTAGGAGTAGCGGACGGCGCGGTAAAACCGTGGCTCGTACAGTTTGCCGATATTAACGGCAACGTACAAACCTTTAAAGTAGTAAAGTCTAACCCCGACAGGGCGCTAGGGATAGTTACCTGTATACTGGAGGCGTACACTTGTGATTGATACACTCATAAACAAACAGGATAATTTCGAGATCGTTCGCGATCAGATCGGGGCTATCCTTACGCTTGAGTCTATCGAACAGCAACGGCTCGCAGTACTGGCGACTTTGGATCCAGCGGACTACAAGCTGGAAGTTTATCTGGAGCGCTCTAACCCCTACGAGAAATGGTTAAATAATCTCGACCTAGATAAAGCGGAGAGCTGTCCGATCATATCCGTATGGTACGATAGCTCGACTATGGATCTCGGTAAGTCTAACATGATAGACCGCCAGATGTACGAGGCGACTTATAACATAGACTGTTACGGGTACGGGATAAGTAAGGCGACAACAGACGGACACGACGCGGGCGACGAGGTCTCAGCTAAAGAGTGCCAGCGCGCCGTACGACTTGTCCGTAATATTTTAATGAGCGCGAACTATCGATTTTTAGGACTACAGGGTACAGTCTGGGATCGCTGGGTCGCAAGTATTAATATGTTCCAGCCTAACTCTGATTTACCAAACGTACAAAAAATAAGTGCGAGTCGTTTAGCGTTCCGCGTTAACTTCTCAGAATTTGCCCCGCAGATAACACCAGAAGATCTGGAGCTGTTATCCGTGGACATAAACCGAGCCTCTGACGGTATGCTTTACGCTGAGGCGGATTACGATCTAACATAAGGAGGGTATAATATGCCTATCTCTGACGCAATACTCCCCTCAGCCGTTGCGAGCGTTGTAGGGATCAAAACACTTTTCAAAAATTTAAAGGGGACGGGAAATATTATATACCTCCCCCAGCAGTTAGCTGTAATCGGTCAGGGCGCGACAGCGATCACGTACTCGACTGATAAGATACAGTTAACAAGCGCCTCCGACGTCGGCGACGCTTTCGGGTACGGTAGTCCGATACACCTCGCCAGTATGGAGATCTTTCCATTAAACGGCGACGGCGTGGGTACTATCCCCGTTACTTTCTTTCCGCTTGCGGACGGAGACACCGAGGCGACGGGTAGCATAACACCGACCGACTCTCAGACTGTAGCGGGAGCCTATCAAGTAAATATGAATGGTATCCTGTCTAATCAGTTTGTGATATCTGTAGGCGACTCTATAGCGGACATATGCGACGTTATGACCACGGCGATAAACGCCAATCTTAATATGCCTATGCTGGCAGTTGACGGCGCGACCGTCGTAACCCTGACCTCCAAGTGGAAAGGTACGAGCGCTAATGATATCAACATAAGCATAACCGACGTAACCGACGGCGCGACCTTTGTACTCGTACAGCCTACAGGCGGACTTGTTAACCCGACAGTAGGGGGCGCTCTCGCTCAGATCGGCGAGGTATGGTATACAATGGCTCTAAATTGTTTGGACATTGTAGATACTGACGCGATCGAGGCTTACGAGACTTTCGGCGAGGGTCGCTGGGGCGCGACTACTAAAAAACCTATGATCTTTTTTACTGGCGATACTCAGGCGACAGTCGCCCTCGCGTCGGCACTCCCAGAGACGTACCCGACGTATCGCAATAACGGGCTACTCGTAGCTCCTGACTCTGGCGACTTACCTTTTGTCGTAGGCGCGCGACAGCTTGCGCGTATGATCGTCGTAGCGGACGTTAATCCGCCTCGCGACTATCAAGGTCAAAAAGCGACAGGGATTAATGCTGGAGCCGACGGTAATCAATGGACATACTTGGAGCGCGATCAGGCGGTTAAAGCGGGTTGCTCTACTATCGAGGTCAGGGATGATATCGTTACCATGTCCGACACCGTTACATTTTTTCATCCAGCGGTCGACCTCTTACCAGAGTATCGGTACGTCGTCGATATTGTAAAACTTCAAAATATAATTTTTAATTTGGATCTTATCTTTAACGCCCCAGACTGGGCGGGCGCCCCGTTGCTACCTGACGCGGATCCGACCAGTAACAGGTCAGCGAAAAAGCCGAGAATGGCTAAAGCCGTAGTCGCTACAATGCTCGACTCCTTAGGACTGGAGGCGATTATAAGCGACCCTGAGACAGCTAAAAAGAATACGATCGCAGAGATCGACGGATCTAATCCGAAACGTCTTAATCTCGTAGTCCCCGTACAGCTCTCAGGCAACGTAAACATTATCTCCGTAAACCTTGAGTTTGGTTTTTATTTCGGAGAGGCTACTATCGTAGCGTAGAGAGGTAAAATTTTATGAGTGCAATAGGCGGATCAATACTAGAAGTAACTCTCAACGGGCGACTCTTTGCGGTAGCCTCCGACGCCGAGGCTAATCGTAAGATCGGCGGGTTTGAGAATGAGATCATGTCGAACGGAGACGGCACGGCGCGGATCATTAAGACACGCGTCCCGCTCAACATTGACGGACTTACTCTGGAATGCGACGACAGTCGAGGAGATCACTCATTTTTACAGGATCTCGCGGACTCGCCGTCGTTTTTTGCTGGGACTATTTCGTACGCGTCTGGTCTCACGTTCCAAGGGACACTCCAGATATCGGGCGAGATGACAGCCAGTAGCCAGAGCGCTACGTGTACCGTTAATCTGTCAGGCGCGGGTAAGTTAACTCGACAGTAATCACGATCTAGGGCTATCATATGTAGCGCGGGCGCCCTACCCTATACCACGGCTAAAACCGTGGGCGCTACACCTTTTAACCGTTTATAGAATAGGGCTAATATCATGGAATACAAAATACCAGAGGCAATCGCAGAAGTAGACTTTACCCGCTGGGCGGATAATCACCGTCTCGATCTGGACGTCGATCTTATGGACGACGAGGATCGTACCAGTATGCAGAAACAAAAAAGAAAAATCATCAAGTCAATTATGATCGGCGACCTCGTAGTTAATGACGACGATCTCGCGGTCTACACTCCTCACCATAAGGACAGTCGTAATACAGATCCGATAATTTTTAATGATCGATCGGGCGCGTCCATGCTGGCGGGGACTAAAATAGCTAAGAACGACGACGGAAAAAAAGCGTATGCGGTCATGGGTGATATGTGTAAAGTTCATCCGTCCGTATTTGCTAACCTTGTCGGCGACGATATAAAAGTATGTGAGGCGCTCTTTGCGCTTTTAATGGATTAGTCCGCGAAACCTTGGTAAGAAAAGGGGAGGCGATCGACGTAAGCGGACACGTTGACGATCTTCACGGCGAAATGTTTTTGCAAATATGTATGGACTATGCCAGCCTCCCAGATCCTAGAAGTTTATCCATCCATGAGATCCGATACTTTTACGCTGGTCTCATACCTGATTTAAAAATAAGATCTAAAAACAGATAAAGGATCCTAGCATGGCGGGACGATTTAAAATAGAGGCAATCTTTAAGGGGGTCGATAAGCTATCTGCGCCCGTTAAGCGTATGCAGAACCGCGTAGGCAAGTTCGCGCGGAGCGCTAAACGTAATATAAAATCTGTATCGCGAGCCTTTACCGCTATGAACGCGAAAATAAAAAGCGGGGCTATGGTCGGGGCGGTAGCGATCGCGGGGCTGTCAGTAGTTATCCGAGATCTGGTTATGACGTCCGCGGACTTTGGGCGCGCGATCGGATCCGCGTCCGTAAAATTTCCAGAGGATATCAAGCGAGGGACTAAAGCATTTAAGGAGCTGGAGGACACGGCTAAAGAGGTCGGGCGTACGACAGAATTTACAGCGACTCAGGCGGGCTTAGGATTAGGGTTTCTCGCTAAAGCGGGGTACACCGCGAGCTTTTCAATGCGTGCGCTAAAAGATATCGTCGATTTTGCGACAGCCTCAGAGCTGGAGCTGGCGACAGCCTCCGATATAGCGTCCGACGCTATGGGCGCTTTTAATATGAACGTCAGCGACGAGACTCAAAAATTAAAAAATCTTAATCGTATTATGGACGTTATGGCTTTGACCTCGATCCGATCTAATACCTCGGTCGAGGAGCTGTTCGAAACTATGAAAAAAGGCGCGCCAGTCGCCGAGGCGTCGGGAGCGTCGATCGAGACCTACGCCTCGATTATGGGTATACTCGCGGGCGCGGGTATTAAGGGGGGTATCGCTGGGACGTCAGCTAAAAGATTATTCTTAGCGCTGACTGGGATCGGGGGTAAGGCTCCCGCAGTTATGAAAAAGCTAGGGATTGAAACCGCGGACGCTAACGGTAATATCCGCGACCAGTTCGACATACTCGACGATCTATTTAAAAAGATAAGTACTTTCGGACAGAAAAAGCGCCTATCTGTTATCGAGCAACTGTTCGGCAAGATCCCGCTCGCCTCTGCTAATATATTACTCAGAGACGGGACGAAACAACTACGCGCGCTCCGTAAGGAGTTCGAGGGAGGTACGGGCGCGAGCGGGCGTATGGCTGAGGCGATCCGCGACGATCTTAAGGGTAGCATTGACTCCCTGTTTTCAGCGATCGAGGGCGTTAAGTTACAGGGCGTCGAGGGCGCGGGATTAAAAGGGATAGTCGATAGTATGACGGCGTGGGTTCGCGAGAATAAGGATATGCTGGCGGAGGGTATCGGTACAGGACTAGATAAGATTATAAAAGTTTCTAAATTTTTATGGAATAACGCGGACAAAATATTTTATTTTGCGAGTGCTTATACGGCGCTATCCATAGCGTCAGGTCTCGCGACTAGCGCTATGACTCTTTTTAATATAGCCATGAACGCAAACCCCGTCGTCCTCGCGATAACTTTAATCACGTCGGCGAT